TCAGAGCCACAATGGTCGCTGACCACCAACAGTCGGGTGCGGCGGTGCCGGGTCGATGGATCCCGGAGTAACAATAAAGCGTTCTATCGTTTCCATTGTCATAAACGTACAACTGCAGTTGATATTCTGGCACTGGTGGTAGCGCTCTTTCGTATTTTCGGTTAGATAGCGGCTTGTTCGCGCATGTGCGGCATGATGGCACTTCGGACAATGAAACATAACCCACCTCTTATTCTCAATTCGTGAACCAATAATAATCACTAATTCACTTTTTGTGAATACATTTTATTCATCATCCGATTCCGCACTGTACTCCACATCAGAGAGTTTAACCTCAAGCTCTAAGCCCGTCGTGAAGCCACTTTTATTCATATTGTGAGTCACCTTACTGATTAACCAAGATTGCTCGTCTATGACGCGCTTAAAGCCTGACACGCGCACCGGTGTCTCAGGGAATAAATCAGCCCTACCAAGCGCCAGCGTAATTGAAAACTCCGCAACGCCTCGCTGCAGCTTATCCCACTTAGCCTGAGCGGCGCGCATCGCCTGCGCTCTGGAAGCGTAGACCGTCGTCAGTGCCAGCACGTTATCGGCCTCACCGACCATATACTCACCTTCGCGAGCCTCCGGCTCTTTTCTGGACTTCGTCTTTTTGCTAACCGGCTTTGCTTTCGGGTGTTCCAGTGCGCGAAAGTGCTTCTCTTTTGGCTGGCGTTTCAGCGTCACTTTCTGTTTTTGCGGCTTCGGGTCTTTGGTGTGCAACCATTTAGCTGTTACACCGGTATAAGCTCCGCGGTCGGCAATGGCAAACTGATGACGGTCGCAGTCACTGCGGGTCAGCGTCATTTGTGGAATGGGCTTACCGCTGGCCGTCAGCGCACTACCGGCTTTCAGAAACAGTAGTTTTCCCGCTTTAACCGATACAGTCGCTCCGTTTCGGTCAGCCAGCCGGGTAAGAAATACCGCGTCGGATTCCTGCGACTGGTCGATATGCGGTACCGGGATTTGTTTCAGCGAATCCGCGACGCTGGCCGTCAGTTTGTTACGCTTTGCAATGGTGCTGACCAGCTCACCGAGGGTGGTATCGTGCCATGATTCTTCACGTCGTGAATTGAGCGTTCCGCGAAAGTCTGCGCTACGCGCCCGGATGGTCAGGGTATCAGGCGCGCCCCGGTGCTCAATCTCATCGACCGTAAAATCGCCTTTATTCAGTAGCGCCGAACCCTGCCAGCCAAGCCACAGCGTCAGCACCGCCCCGCGCAGGGGTAACTCGACTTTGCCGTCGGTGTCGTCGAGCTCAATGTCGAGCTGGTCAGCCTCAAACCCCCGATTGTCGGTCATGGTGAGAGAAATCAGCCGGTCACTAAAATTGCTGGTAATGTCCTGGCTGTTCAGCGTTAGCATAAATGCCGGTGCAAGACTGGCACCGGCGTCAATGGTCATGCCCGTAATCATGTGGTCAGCCCTCCGAGCGCACCCTGCAGCTTATCGGTCAGATTACCGGCAGAGCCGAGAAGCTCGCTCGCCTGTTTATTCAGGTCGCCAAACATTGCCGTCAGTGATTCATCGACCCGTTTTAGCGAAAGCGTGAAATCAATCTTTCTTGCCGCGCCATCGCTGAAAAACTCGGCGTGCGTGGTCGACACCTTATCGATGATATACATCCCGAGGATTTTGCCAGTCCCCTCAATCAGCGGCCACGCCCTGCCCTCATCGGCCATCAGTTCCACAGCCAGCAGGGATATATGACCGCCGGTAATGGCAGGGTAAAGTGTACCGGCAAGCTGTATTGAGGTTTCCCCCTCGCCGAGAAACTGATATGCAGGCGGTTTACCGACCCGGTCATTAGACGCCCAGCGGTAATCTTTCGAATGCTGCATTGACTGATAAGGCAGAGTACGGAGTTCAAAAACAAACATTCCCAGCGCAAGCATCATCGTTTTATCCTTCCTCAGAAATCGTGGGTCATACTGGCACGCTGGCGCGCACGTTTATCACGTTCAATCTGTTCGAGCGTGTCGCGTAACTGGCGGTCAAGCTGATGCCCCGGCGCAACACCACCCGGCAGAGTGATGTTGTATTCGCTTTTGCTCTGGTCAATGTAAGAGCGCCCCGCCGGTGCGGTAACGGGCTGATAAGCCTGATAGCCGCCATATGTGCTGGTTGCCGGGATGTAGGAATTACCCTGCATGGCGGCGTTGGTTCTGGCGGCGGTCTGGTCGATGTTGCCTGACTCTTTGTTGATAATGCCGAGCTTTTCGAGAAGCCAGTCGACACCGCTGCGCAGCTTGTTAAAAACATTGAGCGGAGCCATCAAGGCCGAAGCCAGTGCCTGACCAAATATAACGCCGACATTTTTGCAGCTATCGAGCGTCTCCTGTGTGGCCTTCACCGGTGCAATCAGGTCTTTAAACCATTGCCAGACTCCGCGCAGCTTCTCACCGAGTCCGTCAAAAATGGGTGCCAGTGGCGCAAATATTTCCCCGACCGGAGCAAAAGCACTCATGATGCCCTCAATCACCCCCGAGAAAAATGCGCTGATGGGCTCCCAGTATTTACGGATAAGTAGCGCACCAGCCACAATCGCCGCCCCCACAGCCAGAATCGGCCAGGTAATCGCACCGAGAGCTGTCACAATGGCGCTACCGGCAACAGTAAAGACCGTACCCATAACGCCAGCGGCGGCAATGATGGCGTTAATCCCCATAACTACCGGCCACGCCACAAGACCAATGCCGCCGATGATGCCAATCAGGGCAAGTGCACCACCGGCAATAATGCCGATAGTTGTCGCCAGCCCTTTGTTCTTCTGGATCCAGTCGTCGAGCTTTAACACGTATTGCGTGGCTGTTTGGGTGAGTTTACGCAACGAGCCCTCTTGCTGGTCAAAAAGGTCGGTACCGATTGCCTCATAAGCAGACTGGAACTCTTTAAAGTCGCCGCCGAGGTTATCCTGCATAACCTTAACCAGTTCCTCGGTTTTGCCGTCTGACGCTTTCAACGCGGCGGTTAACTGGTCGAGCTTGCCGCTGGCCGCTGCCGCCATCAGCACATTAGCCGATGAGCTGGCTTCCTCACCGAATATCGTTTTCATGTATTCGGCTTGCTGCCCGGTTCCAAGATTGTTGCGCTTAAAGCTGGCCTGCATTTCTTTCAGGATGGTAAATATCGGGCGCGTATTGCCTTTGCTGTCTGAGGTTTTGACGCCCAGCTCTTTGAGGGCATCCCATGCTTTGCCGGTCGGAGCCTGCAGGCGACTTAATACTGCACGGCTTCCGGTACCGGCCATCGAGCCTGTAATTTTTGCATCATGCAGAGCGCCCACCATTGCAGCGGTTTCTTCAATACTGACACCGGCGTTTTTTGCCACCGGCGCGGCATAGGTCATTGCATCACTGAGGCCGTCAAAGTCGGCGGCGGTTTTGTTCATCACCGTCGACAACACGTCGCCGATGTGTGCCACCTTGTCATTTGAGAGCTGGAAAGCGGATTTCATCCCCATCAGTAACGCGGCGTTTTCTTCCATTGTGCGACGGTTAGCAAGCGCCATATTCAGAGTGACTGGCGTTGTTGCCTGAATCGCGGCGGCATCACCACCACCTTTTGCGATAATAATCTGCGCACTGGTAGCATCGTCAGCAGAGGCGGCAGTATTGTCGCCGAGCTGGCGCGCCTGTTTGCGCAACGCCTGCATTTCTGGCGACTGCTTTTCGACCCCGAGCACAGCCTGCAGCTCGGAATTTTTCTGCGCAAAGTCATAACCGGGCATCAGTAATTTAACCCCGGCCATCGTTCCCGCCGTCGCAATACCGACCCCAGCAGCACCTGCAGCAGCCATGTTACCGGCAAGCTCTTTACCTGATTTATATCGTTCTTTCACCCGGCTTAATTTCGCCTGCTGCGCACTGATGCGCGCCAGTGCCTCACGCTGTCGGTTAAGCTGCGCCGTCGTTTCGCTGATGGAGGTTTTGAGTCGACGTTCATCGGCAGACAGGGTGCGGGTATTGATACCGGCTTGCATCAGCTCGGAACGCTGGCGCTGTACCGATGTTCTCAGGCTGTTATATTTCATCTGCAGCTCAGAGGCGGCACGTTTTGCCGCTTCGAGCGCCTGCGCCTGCGCGCGGGTCGGACTGGTGGTGTTTTTAAACTGCACAGCCAGCTCACCGGCTTCGCGCTTTGCCTTGTCAAGCGCCTGACCAGTCACAGCCAGTTGCGCGCTTGCCTTACGAAAGCCGTCGATTTTCGACGCCTGACCGTTCAGGTCGCGCAGACCCTTTTGTGTGTTGCGAATATCACCCGACAGGGTTTTACTCGCGGTCTGGATGGATTTAAGCGGTCGGGTCGCCTGGTCGACCGCTTTCAGCAATACCTCAAGCCTCAGGTTATTACTCATTGTGGTTTCCGCTACGCTGTAGCGCCTTTTCGCGCCATGTGATGAGCTCGGTCAGGCTCAGGGAACAGAGTTCTGATGGCGGCCAGTGGAATATCACTGCGATATCCGCCATCAGGTCATCAGTCGACAGGTCTGGCGGGAAGTCTATTCCGCCGAAGCCGGTGACAAAAAACCAATCACCTTAGCGGCCAGCGACAACATATCGGGCAGGTTCATCGCGGTAAGCTCCTGCGCGGTGAGCGCGGGGTAGGTCATGCGGGGCAGTACCTTAATCAGGGCGTCGACTTCGGACTGCGCCACCGCCGCCAGACTGACGCCGCGCAGGGTACCGGCGTTCGGCTCAATCAGGGTGACTTTATCAATCGTCTGACCGGCGCGCTTAATCGGTTTGTCCAGGGTCACGACGTTCGGGTTTACGGTGTCAGTTTCATTTCCAGCCGTATCAATAAATTCAGCGGTTTTACGTGGTGCTTTTGCCATGATGTTTTTCTCTGTTCTGAATGGGATTAATAACCGGCCAGCAGTGCTGACCGGTCAGGGAATTACAGACCGATTGCGCGGCGGTGCTGCTCCAGACGGTCGACGCCGTTCACCTTCTCGACCATGTTGACGGTGTCGATTTCGATGACGTCGCTACCATCAATCGTGAGGCGGTAGTAGGTGCAGACAGTCGACAGTTTGGTCGAGGTGTTTTCACCCTGCTTATTCTCGCCGCCGTCGATTTCTTTATGACGGCCACGCATGACCACCTCGACCGCCACGATTTCGCCGGTGTCGTCGCGCTGGTAAGAACCAGCAAAACGCAGCGGCACAGCATCAGCGCCCGGGGCGGCGTACTGCGCCCACAGAGCCACATCAGGCAGGCCGCCGACAGACCATTCGACGGTTAATGCATCGTCGTCGAGGCCGAGGTCAATCGCTGCCGCGCCATTCATACCGCCGCCGCGATAGTTTTCGAGCTTGCGGGTCAGCTTCGGCAACGTTACGGATTCAACAACACCCATGTAGCTGAGGCCATCGTTGAACATATTCAGGTATTTGAGTTTACGGGGTAGTGCCATGTTGTTTCAGGCTCCTTAGCTGTTGACCGATTCAGCCAGATTCACCAGATATTTATCGGTGATACGCTGGCGCATGGTCAGGCTCTCCAGTGGCGGAACCGGCGTATAGTCGTAGTCGATATACAGTTTCCCGGCTTTCAGGGTTTCCTTGTCGTTCGATTCCTCGTCGAACCAGCATTCACCGTCCACGATGTAGCCGTTTGTTTTCAGTTCGCGGAATTTGGCATTGATGCCGTCAACAATGTCACGAATGAGCGTGGCGGTAATGGGCTTATCAACCGCCCACATGTGCGCCTCAGCCATCGTGTCGGCCAGTACCTGCGCGGTACGAGTGTAGTTCTCAAACAGAAAAAGCGGGTCATCTGAGCAGGTGCGGTTACCCCAGAAACGGAAACCGTCCTTGCGTACCAGCGTCGTAACCCCGGCCTTGTTGAGCAGGTCAGCATCGGTGCCGGATGCCTGCAAATCCCAGAATACTGAGGCGCTGATGCCGGTAACGCCCTGTACACCAACGTTAGACAGGGTTTTGTGCCAGCCGACAGTCTGGTCGATGTAAGCACGCAGGCCGAGTGCACGCGCAGTGGCGTAAGCAGTTGTGGTGGCATTTTTGACGGTGTCCCACGCGAGGAAATCAGGCCAGATAACCATCAGCTCACGCTGACTGAAATTCTCACGATAGGCTATCGCCTCGGAAATGGTTTTACAGCCCCATGCGCTGACATAACCAAAGGCGCGCAAGCTGATACAGATCGACGCAAGTGCAGTTGCAACCTCCTGCGTATCGAGACCCGGCACACCGAGAATGCGCGGCTTAACACCGGTGACCGCTTCGGCAGTTAACAGCGCCTTGATACCGGTGTACTTACCGTTTTCATCCGTGCCGCCGATAATGTTGGACGTGGTCTGCGCTTCTGCGTCGTCTCCGGTACCTTCAGCAACACGCACGACAACGGTGACAGGCTTTGACTGGTCGGCGATTGCCTGCAGGGAAGCAGCCAGCGTGCCTTTTTTACCGGCTTTCGCAATGGCGCTTTGCACATTGGTAATCAGCACCGGCTCATTGAGGGGAAACAGCGTGGCATCTGCATCGCTGGCTGTACAGACCATGCCAACGACTGCAGTCGCTACTGTGGAAATAACACGCGTACCGTCATTAATTTCGATGACCTGCGTGCCGTGGTGAAAATCACTCATCCGGTTAACTCCGTGGTTAAGGGGTGAGTATATTTTCAGGTCAGTACACAAGAGGGGGCTATTTGTACCGGCTGTCAGGTTGATGGCACAACGACAGGAAAAAGAAAAGGCGGGTAATAAACCCACCTGAATATTTAGCGTGGTATATCCGGCCAGTCAGGCGCAGATGTATCCACCCGGTTTACCATTACGCTGTAGAGTTCCCATGCTTCCAGCCGTTTAATCTCTTCATCTGTGGCGATTTTTAGTTTTACTGCCCGCGCCAGTGGTGCAATGGCTGATTCAGCCTCAGCAAGGCGGCGAACTTTTTCAGCTTCCGCCTTTTTACGCAGCTCTTCCGGCGAATAAACCCGTTGAACGACTTTACCGTCTTTAAACTGCCAGCCGCCTGAAATATCAGCGCGACGGTTTTCATCCGTATCAGGTAGCTCCGCCACGCTCTGGCCTGCAGGCCATAAACCGGAAATATCGCGCGTGATACACGTAATAACATCGTTATCGTCGTAGGTAATTTTCAGCGTGTCTTCTGAAAATAATTGCTGGCATGCATACCAGTCCTGACCATCCTCTGATTGTAGATGCGCCGCACCGGCGAATAATGTGTCGTCTGGTTCCGGTGTATACGGAATGAAATTTTTAATATTTAAAAACTGCTTGTTCTTTTTATTTTTTGCCGCTGTCATAATTATTCCTTCTTATACACTTGGGGCTGTCACCCACGTATCACCAACCAGATACTGAATGGGACGGTAATAAACCTTGTCATCACCACCTTCCATTTCCCAGCTACCGTCAGTATGGAACCCCGTCACCACCTGTCCGCCGCCAAGCTGAAAATCACGCCACAGACCGCCAGAAAGCGCCACAGGGCCGAGCCTGACCGCTTTGACCATATTCGAGTAGAGGTAGCCGCTCAACCAGGCGGCATTACCTCCCCCCCACACGGTGCCTGATACGTCTCCGTTATTGGCGTAGATGGCCCCGCCTGCACGAAGTGTGTTAGCGGTGATATCTCCATTGACCGTAAAGACAATCGAACCATCAGGATTTCGCTGGCTGTACAGATGCCACCCCTGATCGTCGTCCAGTTCAATAACTGTTGGCCTGTTTGCGTCGCCCCATAAATTAAACGTGGCTGTCATTGTCGAATTATTATTGCTCGTCAGTGACAGTTTTTTTGCGTTGCCTGCGCGTACGGCACCATTAGTGAGAACATCTACTGACATGTGCAGCCCGGAATTGTCGATATAACCAACCAGAGCATTATTGGCATAAATCCCCAGAACGCCGTCACTGTGCCACTTAAACCCTGTATCGTTATCGCCGAATACAATCGAATTACCGCCCAGCGCATTATCAGTACCAATGCCTAACGGACCGTTTAGCCTCCCTCCATTAACTGACAGCGCTCCGACATCTTCGGGAGTAGGTTTCATCAGGCTGTTATACAGCGTATATGTCTGACCGCTGGTTGAGCTTCCCGGCTGTACTGATGAATATTCAGGCGTACTGTGTAGCGTGACATTTGCATTACCGGTGTAATCATATTGCGCAATTAACCAGTACGCATACTGGCCGATATTAATATAAATATCGTAGCTATCACCTGATGTGTTAATCCAGGCGGCCTCGTTAGCAGCGGCAGGCGAGCGTCGCCACAATGTGGCAGTTATTCCTTTCGGGCTCCCGTTACCTGAACGCAGCACCAGTTCACTGATTGCCCCTTGTTCAAATGACCCAACGTTATACCCCGAACTACCAAACAGTTTAATCACCGCAGTAGACGCGGCCTGCGGCATGAAAACCGTGGCGATTTTGAACCAGCCTGATTCGCCAAGTGTAATGGTGGTCGACGTTACCGCGCCGATAGTTCTCGCAAATTGTTTTTTGTCCGGAATATCGCCGCCATTACTGTTTTTCTCCAGTCGTCCGTTCGCATTATCCATAGCCGCTTTAACCGCTTTCGGCGTTGCGGCCAGCGTCTCAGACGTGCTGTCAGTGGCATTGCTGAGCTGGATAATCCCTTTACGCGCTGTAGTGGCGTCCTGAGCTGTATATTTCGCGTTAGCAAGGTCATATGCCACCTTGACCGCTTTCGGTGTCGCGGCAAGCGTCTCAGACACACTGTCAGTGGCATTGCTGAGTTGCACAATGCCTTTACGCGTTGTGGTGGCGTCCTGAGCTGTATATTTCGCATTAGCAAGGTCATACGCTGTCTTGACAGCTTTCGGCGTCGCTGCGAGCGTTTCAGACTCGCTGTCTGTCGCGTTACTGAGCTGAGTAAACCCTTTTTCTTTAAGAGTGGCATCAGGATGACGACGGGATTTTTCATGTTCGGCGAGCCTGTCGTCGACATAATCCTGCGTCGCCATCACCATCGTTGAGTCAATGGACAGCGCCACAGACTCGACACTGCTGACAATAATGACCATGCGGCATGTCTGCGCACGCCCTGAGCCCTCAGCCAGTTCTGGCTTGTAGCTTTCGGCCATATTGGCAACAGCAATCAGCGTCCCTTCATCGTCGTAAAGGCCAAGCTCACGCATCCAGAAGCCGCCCACCTCTGGCGGAATAACCAGCTCGGCCACAATGTAATTACTGTACCGGTTGTCCTGGCTGATTTTATTCAGAGTGTGACGCCAGACCTCATTAACAAGCTGTGTCTGACCGGCATCAGGATCCGGCAGCTTTCCGCCGCCGTCACCAACAGCCATAACGTTAAGATTTATTTTCTTACCGCCCGGCATGGTGGCCGCAGCAAGCTTAGCGGCTCCGGCAGTGGTGATAACGGTTTTAAATTTCGTGATCATTATTCCTCACTTATCCCGGGTAAACCGTAATAATATCGCCATCGCAGGACACGCCGCCGGCATACAAATAACCGGGAATGTCCTGGACAATATTCAGGCCAGTCAGATGGCGACTGGCTGGTTTTGCATCCGCAATCAGTCGTTCCATTTCGAAATACATTTCTTCGGTAATGCCACTTTCAAGCACCCCGATATCAAGCCGGAATGTGCCTGGCGTGTCGCCGCTTTCCCACCATTCCGTTACATTGATGACATAGCCGAGTGGCTCCACTACCCGACGGATTGCGCCGATAGTCCCCTTGTGGCAGTGAATGAAATATGCATCACGGATAACGGCACGTTTTGTTCCCTCCGGCCAGTTCTCATTCCACCGGTCGACAGAAAACGCCCACGCCAGCCACGGCAACAAATTTTCCGGGCAGGTGTCAATATTCCACAACGCGCGGATGTTGACCGGTGTCCTTTCAATCTCAGCACATGCCCTTGCGGCGGCTACTTCCAGTGGCGATGAGCCCACCGGCAATAATCGTGAGTCATTCATCAGATCCCCCGATTACAAGGCTGTAGTCAGTGCAAAATGACGCCTGTGTGTTATCGAGAACAATATCCGCGACCGGTGCCGCCAGCTCCACCCGCTGAACCCCCTCAACATGCAGGGCGGCATAAATCGCTGATTTACGGATATCGCGCCCGAGGCGGTGCTGCGCGCTGATATAGGCTTTCAGCTTTGCCTCAGCCGCCGCCCTGATGGGTTCACTTTCCGGGCCGGGATAAAGATAAAGCGTGGCGTTAATCTGGTAGTTAACAATTTCGGCTGACTGTACCGTCACCCGGTCAGCGACCGGCCTGACATCTTCTGCGTTCAGGGCATTGCGCACAATTGCAAGCAGTTCCTCAGATGCGACGCCGTTGTTTTCACGTGACAACACGGAAATCGTCACACAGGCTGGCGACGGGCTGATAACTGAAATATCGCCGACGCGCCCGTCAGCACTACGGCCATGATACTGGTACGCCCCGACAGGCCCCGCCACGCTCAGCCCCTCAAAAGCCTGCTGTATACGCAGACGATAATCGGCGTCGAGTTCCATTTCTGCCGGGGTGGGTGGAATGGTGGTGTCATCAGCAGGCGTGACGACAAGACGCTCAACACTGAAATTTCCCCCGATATTATCGAGGTCACTGTCTATGGCATAAGCCAGCATCACTGCGCGTGCAGCTTCATTGACACGCTGACGCCAGATAACCTCGCGGTAGGCGTTTTCCTGCAGCAATTTAACAATTGGCTCAGACTCAAGTGCGAGCGTCCGGGCGACGGCTTCCTGTTGGTCTTCGGGATAGAGCGAAATCAGCGTCGCAATGCGTTCCGCAAGGATGGTTTCATAGTCCAGTTCCTCAACCACGTCGGGAACGGGTAACTGACTCAGGTCAACGGTTGCCATAGTGATTTAACTCAGTGAAACAGTGGTTGAAACTGACGCACCGGTATCGGTACGCATCCCGGTAATATCGACATACATTTCGCCAGTGTTGCCGCGCTCAAAGCTGATGGAGATAAGCCTGATGCGTGGTTCCCATTTCTGGATCGCGGAATAGCACGCAACCATGATTTGCAGCCTGAGCGCCGGGTTTTGCGGCATGTCAATCAGCGCAGACAGGAGCGAGCCATATTCACGACGCATTACCCGCGAGCCGACCGGCGTCAGCAGAATGTCGCGCATGCTCTGGCTGATATGCTCACTGTCACTGATACCTATGCCGGTATTGCGGTTCATCCCCAGATAACGCGCTGTCATTTTGTGCCCTCCGTCCAGTTCCCGCCCCGTTGTACGCCGCCGTGACCGTGGTTATCGACCTGCACGCCGTTTGATTTCAACGTGCCACCGGTATGTTCGATGTTTCCCCGCATGGTGCCGCCTTTCTGCACCTCAAGCGTCGCCGTCGTCAGTTTGTTGGTGCATACCACCTCCGGGGTGTCGAGGGTGATACGTTCTGCCGCTTTTACCAGTACCACCGGCACGGTGGCGGTAATGGACTCCGATGCCGTCACATCGGCAGTCTTGATGCCGCTGACCGTCAGCGCACCGGTTTCCGGCTCATACTCCATAACAGCGCCGTCGGGGAACACCACATGCCACGCATCCGCCGAGGCTGACGGGGCAGGGTTATCGTCGGAGAAAATCCCCGGCAGCACGAAAGCAGTATCAAGCTCGCCACCAATTGCCAGCAGCAGCACCTGCTCACCGACCGAGGGAGCCCACCATGTCCGCGAACGACCGGCGCGGGTGGTCAGCCAGTTCAGCCATGCAGTCTGGATCCCGCCGCTTTGTACGCGGCACAGCCCCTGCGCGGTATCGACCTCAGTCACCACACCTGAGCGGATGAGGTTGCGAATCGCGCGCGCGAGCTCCTGTATTGTGGATAACGTATTCATAGTGCAAGGATGCCTCTGGTCTGGAGTCGCGCCAATTCGCGCGGCTCCGGTGGTGGTTCACACAATATTTATTTACCGAGATGCCTGATAATGATGTCTTCAATCATCTGCTCATCGTCGCGGGTGAAACCGAGCAACGGGCGCGCCGCGTACTGCACATCCCGGCTGTGACTGTTTGGCCGGTCTTTGAGGCCATACTGATGCACCCGCGCCATGCGCTGTACCCTGCCGGTAAATTCCACCACCGCCGCACTGTCGCTGCCTTTGGCTTTCATAAAGCGGTTAGTGCGCAGTCTGGCGTACAGTTATTGACAGAACTCCGAGAGGGCGCAGGAGCGCCCTTAACGTCAACGGCCAAATCAACGGCACGCTTCGGCACAATTTTCCACTGCGCTAGCCGGGTTAAAATCGGAGTGCCAGCACCAATAGCGGAATCGTATACGCCACGAATGCAGACGGTTTCCTCACCATACTGATTAAACTCGGTGCGCGGTTCATACAGTGTGCGCACCTGCAAATCATCGCGACGGACAAACGGCCCACCCTGCGCATTAACGTAACCAGCCCAGTCACCGGCGTCAGCGGCATCATGGACGGCGGCAAACTCAACGCTCAGACCGTGCGCGGCCTCGGTATCAGCGAGACGACGCAATTCACGGTAGACCGTCACCGGCGCACCGCCGATAAACTGAAACTGACGGATGTGCCAGCGCGCCGCCCATGCTGATACAGCGGGGGCTGTCTCTTTCAGCAGCTCACCGCTTTCGTCATCGGTTTCACCATCGAGAGCATAACCGTCGATGTTTTTAGAAATGTATTTCGCGACATAGCCGGTAGCACTGCCTTTCTCCGGGTCGATAGCCTCAGCATGAAAGCGGGCTTTTTTAGCCTTATCACTTTTAAGTTCGTGGCGGTCTTCCTCCCATGCATAATCGCGGATGATGAGGCGCACGCGCTCGACGTCTTCTGGCAACATGAACATAAGCATGTGCCAATGCGGCGTTCCGTCGTGATGAGGCTCGGCAACACGTATGCCGAAAATGCGAATTTCTTCCCGATGTAGCTTGGCACGAATGCGCGCCCAAAGGCCGGTTAGGTAGCTCTGCGTGTCCGACGGGCTGGCGCCGTTCCATTTGCTGTTACGGTATCCCGCTTTAGTCGTGGCATGATATTTAGACGGTGCGGTCAGGGTGTAAAACTCCCCGACGTATCCGAGTTCATTGCAGATATTTTCAAACCCACGGATGCGGGTCATCAGCTCGCAGCGGCGTATCGCAGGGTTAGCGACCGAGCCGTCAAATTTTTCAATCAGGCTGATACGGTTGCCGTCTTCGTCTTCGAGATCCAGACCTTTGAGAAATTCACGAGTGCGGCGCTTTTGTTCACGCCAGTCAGTCACGCAGTTTTTACTCGCATAGGCATGCTTTTTCTTACTGACGTTACCGACAGTAATTTGCAGATGTTCGCGCCATGCAGCCGCAATGCGACGCAGACGACCACGCCACCACACATCGTTAAACATGCGAGCGATGGCCGGGGCGATTTCATCTTCTCCGACATATTTCTTTGTCACTCGCTCCCAATGCGGAGGGGTAACATTGAATTGCAGAGAAATAAAACCGGCGCGCATGTACCAGGTGTACAGCGTTTTAAGCTCGCTAAATCCGGTGTCATCAATGTCAGCCAGTTCAGCACGAATGAAATTAGCGATATCAGCGGCCAAAAGGTCGATATCGGCGCGTGACATGTCCGGGAGTCGGTTATATCTGGCAACCATATTGACCATGCGTGACGCCAGATATTGCATAAGTTCAGTATCAAAATGACTGCCAAAAACAGCGGCTGATACATTGCTGTCGATACCCGCGCACTCGTATTTTTTTGCGACCAGTTCAAGACGTGGCAATGCCCTTTTGCAGAAACTTATTAAAAAGGCATTGGCTCGTTGACTGCCCTGATTTTTCTCCAGCACAGCAGCGGTGCGATAAACATCAAAACGCACGCATTCAGGCTGGAGAGAAAGCACCTTTCTCGCATGCAGCAAAGCCGCGAGCATACGGTCGCGGCGATGTTGTTGGTCATAGGTAAGATATGGGCTGGCTATTGCTTGTTTTGGAAAATTCCATACAAAGGCATAATCAATCTCACCCGTAGCCTTTGCTGAGACAGGAGTGTCTATGACTTTATTCACTGAAGAAGATCCCACCCAACGCCGCTATGTTGATTTGATTACAGAGGTGACAGCTTTCGAAGCTACGAAAGAACCAATGAAGATCATTTCCGCATCCGACATGCTGGGCATTTGCGATGCTTTTCTTTCTGAGACTCAATGCCACATAGCAGACCGGCTACCTCTTTCAATAGCTGGTCGGCATGAGCTAGGTCGGAAAATTGAGTGGAATTGTCCACATAGCTGGAAACCACGCGAAGAATGGTCAACACATGTTCGGCACGCCTTACAAATTTTAAATCGACGTTATTTGGATACCCCAGTATCTCAACTGGATGACTGGCAGACCTGGGAAGAACTATCGACAGATATTCATGTGTCGGCTCGCTGTACTCGGCGGACTGTTGAGTTTTATCGCTCTGGAAATCCCCAGCATTTACCGATGTCGACTGAGCTTTTTGCTGTTCCCGAAGTTTTTTCAAAATTTGTAGCTTCGATTCTTTCGGGTGATATTCACCCTGTTTGGATGTGGCATGCTGACGCAGCCAAAACGCCGCGATGCCTCGATGGGCTTTATCCCAAATACGCGCCGCTTTCTTGAGTTGGCTTAGTGGTCTGGTAGTCATATCGCACCCCGATAGTGTTTTAATTTAAGTTCGGCGATTTGCTGGCAGGTCACGCAAAAAGCCACGCCCGGAATCGCAGCGCGGCGAGCTTCCGGGATTGGTGCGTCACATTCTTCGCAAAGAAAACGGGAAGGCGCAGCGATACGGCTGCGCGCGTTGCTGATGTGGCGCTCGCGGTCTTCCTGCTCGCGCTGTTGTGCTAAATCCATTGCGTCGGCCATTAGTGCAGCTCCTGTGATTCATTCTCAAAGCGGGTTGCTTCACGACGCAGCAGTTCGGCAGCTTCGGTGCCGCTCATACCCTCTTTGGTGATATGGATAGCCAGCGCCTCAAGGCGGATGGAAACAGCGAGCGCGCGGTCTTTACGCTCTTCTTTTTTTGCATCGGTCAGCAATACGGCCAGCGCATCACTATCAGTGTTAAAACTACGGATTTCGGTATTACGCATAATTGATTCTCCTGATTTCGGGCAATAAGAAGCCCGGCGGGTTTACGCCAGATAATTTCTTTTGTTTAATTAGCTATAACCAAATACGACGGCTGGTTTACTTTTCAATTGGCTGATAATTTCAGCTTTCAGGCTATCTTTAAACTGCTTGCAGCACTCCCATTCCGGGTCAACTCGTAAAATTATCCCATCGCGGGTTTTAATTTCAAAACCGTCTTCCATGTTCGGAATCATGGCACCTAAAACAATCCTTAATTCATCGCGTGACATGTTTAACCCCTTTAATAATAAAGTGGACAATACGAATAATTAAAAAACCTGACGATTTCGGCGGCTTTGTTTTCAGCCCTTTTAATAATTCGGACTGTGAGTGGCTCGGGTGCCAGCGCTTGCCGTCCTTACCTGCGATCCAGCCGTGGCCGTAGTGCATGCCGGGGCTTTGTTTAACGAGCAGAGACGCGAATGACGGTTCACTTTTCAGCATACGCACCTCAAATCAGCCCGAAGGATGCGCCAATACCGCTCATGGTATCGACCACGCTCGACATAGCGGGATTAGTCTGCAGACGCGCATGCAACGCCAGCGCCGACAACGACAACATGCGAATGCCAGCATTAACGCTTTCAATCATGTTGTGCTTACGGGCAGAGGTCAGGCGTTCATCAGATACCGCACCGCTCGCCAGCTCGCCGAGTTCACGCATTGCGCGCATGACATAAGACTGCAATTTGTCTTTAGCCAGCTCATTAACCGGTACACATGGCAGGCAGTGAATCTGCGCCAGAAAACCATCAACGAGGGTTGAGTCTTCGGTAAGGTCAGTTAGTAGCCACAATTCAGGCGGCGTGAACTGGTGAGGCTGTTCCGGGTTGAGCTTGTTACGTAGCGTTTGAACGTTCATACCCGCATGCCTGGCCAGCTTCGCCATGTTGTGACGCTGCGCAAAAACCCGGCATGCTTCGTCATAGTGGGGATGTTTGGAAACCTGAAAATCAAACATGTTGCATCCTTCAAATTCACATAAAGTGAATTAAGCGCCGATGACGAGTTGAAAACGGGAATGACCCAACGCCTTACGCAACTGATCTTCTTTCCAGCGCGCGTAATAAATGCGAATTGGGCCACCTGCTTTCTTGCAGCCTTTACGGATGGTTCGTGGTTCGATTGGTACGCAAGGGTTGTCGCCGGTTGTCCAGCGGTAGGCGGTGCGTTCAGAAACACCCTCAAGCTCTGCGAATTGTTGCAGAGTAACGATAGGTGCAGGCACTTTGATGATTGCGATTTCAGAAGCCATGTTGCATGATTCCCCTTTTGCTAAAGATTGCAATTAATAGCCATCTGTTTGCCAACGTTCGCCATTAATTGCCTAGGTTTAGGCTTAACATAACTCCCAAAACGGAGTTTGTAAATAGGTTAAAGCTACATGAGAATTGAAGGTCTTGGTTTAAACAATGAAAAAGTGCTGGATAGGATTTGCGAGGCTTACGGATTTTCTCAGAAAATTCAATTAGCTAGACACTTCGAAATTGCATCAAGCTCTCTTGCTAACAGGTACAGTCGCGATTCCATTTCTTATGACTTTATTGTGCATTGCGCCCTAGAAACTGGCGCAAATCTCGCCTGGCTACTCACTGGCAAAGGGTCACCTACAACCGGCAGCATCAATACCGATACCCAAAATGTGGAGAAATTCACATTAAGTGAAGAGTCTCTGGTTAGTGATGGCGATTTGAGCATTGCTGGCAAGTTCTTTAGCAAGCCGCTTACGAATCCAATTGCCGTCTACGCTGACGGAAAACTCCATTTCATCGAGCGAGACGCATCCCTTTCAGATGGAGAATGGCTCGTCGATATAGATGGTGCTATTAGCATTCGAGAATTAACAAAATTGCCTGGCAGAAAACTACATGTAGCAGGCGGCAAGGTTCCCTTTGAATGTGGATTTGATGACATTAAAGCATTAGGTCGCGTGATGGGTGTATACAGCGAGGTTAACTAATGACCGTGCGTAAAAATCCTGCTGGCGGTTGGATTTGTGAGCTTTATCCAAACGGGGCAAAAGGCAAGCGCATCAGAAGGAAATTCGCTACTAAAGGCGAGGCTCTGGCGTTTGAGCAGTACACCGTACAAAACCCGTGGCAGGAGGAAAAGGAAGACAGGCGCACGTTAAAAGAGCTGGTTGATTCATGGTATAGCGCTCATGGCATTACACTGAAAGACGGTTTGAAACGCCAGTTAGCCATGCACCATGCTTTTGAGTGTATGGGTGAACCACTCGCACGCGATTTCGATGCGCAGATATTTTCCCGCTACCGAGAAAAACGGTTGAAAGGTGAGCATGCCCGTTCAAACAGAGTGAAAGAGGTATCGCCTCGCACGCTCAATCTTGAGCTAGCCTACTTCCGAGCAGTGTTCAATGAGCTAAACCGCCTCA